AACACTGCCGTCATAGCCTTCGGCATGCGGTGTAGGTACAGCAATAAAGATCCACTCACTTTCGTGTACCAGTTCTTCAATGCCGCATACTTTTACAGTGTTGCTGGTACGTGGGTAAATGTCGTAGCCGCGTACTTCGTGCTTTTCTGCAAATACTTCGGCGCAGTCTAGGCCTAATTTTCCAATGCCGATAAATCCAATCTTTTTCATTTTTGTCCTTGAGATAATGTTTGATTGCTATAGACTAATTTATCTGGTTTTATGCACTGGGCTATTATTTTTTAAACACAGGAATAGGATTCATTTTATGCAGACTACGACTACGAATCCTACGATATTGTATAACACGATCATGTTCAGAAATGTTAGAAATGGGTAATTCATTATTATCTTGTTTCATAGCTAACTCTAGTTCAGCATAGCTAAGTCCGCCTAGTTGATCTTGATCAGTGCGGCCATCGTCCCATAGACCATCAGTTGGGGCCGCATCAATGATGTCTTGTAACACACCTAACTCACGGCCCATTTGCCATACTTCGGTTTTGTAGCAGTCGGCAATGGGACTAATATCTACTCCACCATCACCGTACTTGGTATAGAATCCTACACCAAAATCTTCTACCTTGTTGCCTGTGCCTACTACGATGCCTTCCACGCTTTGTGCAATTTGATATAGTGTAACCATACGTAGTCGACTGCGACTGTTGGCTAGGCCTAGTAAGTTTGGATAGGTAGCCAAACGATTTTCAAATTCATCAAAGGTTGAAGTTAAATCAATGATTTCATGACGCACATTGTCAAAGCGTTCGGCCAACCAAGCACCTTGTCGCATGCTGAGATCGTGTAGATCTGGACGTTGTCGTATGGGCATGGTCACAGCCACAGTGTTTAATCCTGTGCGAGCACATAGCGCACTAACTACAGCACTATCAATTCCGCCACTAATACCAACCACTAAACTTTTCATACCAGCTGTAGTGGCGTAATCTCGAATCCAGGTAGTAATACGATCTTGTAATGTAACTTCTGTTATCATTGCTTTTCTTTCGCTTCTATGTTTAAATACGTCAGTACCATAATATCCGTAACCGAACATTATTTGCCCCAGCCATTACCCCACAAGTCCACATGCAACCTTGGGCTATAATTAAATCCACGTTCACAACAGATATTGGCAATATTTAATTTGTTTGCATCATATGGTGTAACAACCCCACCCTGCGGCATCAAGTATACTGTACCTTTAAATCCGCCTTCACGGAAAGCGTCCACGGCTCGAACTGCTTCGTCAACGTGGTCTTTGGTTTCTACAACAAACTTAAGATAGGTATGCCCATACTCTTGATAACTGGCCACAACTTCTGGACAAATGGCATCATCCCATGACTCGCCACTTGCACTCAACTTAGCACTTACACTAAATGTAACTTCGCGACCTGGCATTTCTTGTGCCCATTTAATCAAATACTGTTTAAAATCTGTGTGTAGTTCTTGAGTACCATTGGTTTCAAACGTGATGTTCTTGAGATCAGCCATGTTGGGATGACTTAGCAATTCTGCATAAGCACGTTGCCAACCCAACAAAGGTTCGCCACCTGTGATAACCAAGTGTACATCGTTTCCGTTGTTCTGCGCCCACCGATTATTAGGAGTCAACAGCAACATGTTAGCAACCAGGTCTTCTGTTGCCATAGTGGGGCTCAAATGTTTGTAGGCTGGATGCCATGACGCATAGCTATCGCATCCAGTTTCTACCAAGGGCAGATCCTTGAATGTGGGATACATGTGAACTATTTCGGCCACTTCGTCTGCTCCTGTGCTTTTTTCACCCGGCTTACACCCAAACCCACTGCAGGTAAAGTTACAGCCATAAGTGCGTAAGAACACACTAGGCACACCAACAAAGCGACCTTCGCCTTGTAAACTATAAAATACTTCGCTAACTTTTATTTTCATTTCCACCATGCCTCCCAAGGAAATACGATCCATGACGGATCGGCTGATTTGTTAATTGTTACAGCTGAATAATTTACATCCAATTTGCTTTTACTGCTTTCATTGTCATATAAGCAGGCCACACGCACATTGTTGCCCCAGACTTGTTTCCAGCGTTTATCCTTTGGCAGACATCCACTCATCCAATCTTCGCGTATCCAGTTGAGTGTAGCACCTGTATCGTTAATGTCGTCAACAATAAGAATGTTTTTGCGTCCGTCTCCTCCGGTCATTGGGTCAAAGTCTCTGTAACCAAACGCATCTTCGGCCATCCACAAATTGCTTTCTTGTTCCGAACTGTCACGCAAACTAACCTTGAGTGTTTCCATTCTGCAACCAAGATATTGGCTGATCAAATTAGCTGGAACCAAGCCACCGCGGGTGATTCCTACAACATAGTCCGGTCGCCATGCCTCTACGTGTAGTTGTCGTAGAATTTCTTGTGTCTGGCTCTCTACATCTTGCCAAGTATGATAGATTTTTTTCATATTTTTATTATACAGTAATTCAGCTCAGGTTGTCAATTATCGAGTGAGCCAATCTAGGTTGTCTTGATACCAATTGACCGTTTGAGTTAACCGTTCTTGATAGGAGTCGGGTGCTTGCCATCCTAGGTCATATAATTTTCCAGGATCAACACTAAAACACAAGTCGTGCCCAGGGCGATCAACCGGAACCAACCGATAAGATAATTCACGGCCCATTATTTGGGCAATGCGTTGGGCAAATTCAAGATTGTTGATAAACTTATCGCCGGCACTGTTCCATTTTTCACAACGGACGGACTGAGTCTTTAGAATAAATCTAGTATGACTGGCCACGTCACCAGCATAAAACCAACGACGTCCACCAATCAATTCACTAGGACCCACGTGTATATCCAGGGTTTCGTTGTTGAGTAATTTGCGTATAATGATCACGGGCAAACGATTGCTTTGGCAACGTGGGCCGAAGGTGTTGTTGATGTGTATAATACTGACTGGAACATCAAACGAGTTGGCATAGGCTAGACACAATTCTTCACCTGCGGCTTTGCTGGCCGCATAAGGACTGTTGCTGTTGTAGGCATCAGTTGCCTGACTGTCTTGACCAATGGGCACAGGGCCATATACTTCTCCAGAGCTATAGTAGACAAATCTTTCAACACCTGTGTGTCTAGCATGTTCTAATAAATTCAGTGTGCCCAACACATTGTCCATGACAGATGCTGTAGGGTTGCTCAAGCTATCCGCGGCACTAGGATTGGCACCAGCGTGTAGTATAATATCAGCTGTGGGAAGATTGGCGCAAGGATTTTTAATATCGTGTTCAATGATTTCAATGTCATTGACAAATTGTTCTAGTCTAACCATGTTGGTAGATCCAGGGCGTACTAGACAGATTACACGATGATCTTTAACAAATTCTTCTACTAGATAGTGACCAATAAATCCATTGGCACCGGTAATTAATGCTGTTTTCATGGCGTGTATTTGTAAACAGTATCTGAATGTTCGTGCATAATTTCTTGATAGCCTCGATCACTAAGAAACTTGTTAAACGTAGTTTTATCAACGCCGTATCTAGCGGACCATGCATCAAACCACTCTACTATGATTACAGGATGATATTGTTCGATGGTGTGGACGGCGCCTTGTAAAGCAAAATACTCATAGCCTTCTATGTCTAACTGAATAAGATCACACCCAGGCAGATTCAGGTCATCAATACGCACAGTGGGTATATTTCCTTTTTGTCCCACATGCATGCCACCTGCTTCTAGACCATCATCACTGACATGCCCATCTAAATCTACAAAGATTTTTTCTTTACCCAGGCATGCTTGAGTCTTTATTACATTCCTAGGACTGTTCAATGTAAGGCACAGAAAGTTTATTGGATCTGGTTCAAATGTATACACTGTGTTAAACCACTTTGCATATTCTCGAACATATTGGCCACAATTTCCGCCGGCCTGAATCATAATATTACGATTAGGAATATGATCCATTAATGTTTTTAAAAACTCCGGCGTCACTGGGAAGTCATGCATGGCCCTCCAAGTTCCTTGATCATATTTGGGCCAAAATAAAGGATCAACACCCGGTAACCGCTCGGACGTTCTAACTTCGACAATGTTAACTAATTGTTCATAGTTCATGTTCTTCTCACATTTAAATACGCTGGCTGATCGCTGTATAAAAACTCTGGCCATATGGATTCTAGTTCAGCTATACTATTGGGCTGATAGATCTTGATATTAGGAAATACCGAAACAGCACGGGCAGCATCTTCGGCCCAGTGACTAAATCCCAAATGTCCATAGTCTTGATCACGCCCTACACCTACCAACTTAACTGGTGCCAGCTCATGATCTAGATAATTGCGTAGCCACTCATACGGACGAAAGATCACAAACGGAGTAATGCTGTAGCAAACAGGTATCTTGCCACAGTGCGTAAGCCCTACTGCTGTACCCAACATAAGTTGTTCTGCGGCTCCCACGTTAAGAGCACGGTCGGGTGCCACTTCTCTTGAACGATTAAGCACACCAAATCCAAGGTCTCCCGACAACAACCATACGTTGGAATCTTTGGCCAATGAGTCAGCCATAAGCTCACCAAATCTATTTCTCATAATTGATCCAAATCTTCTGGTTTTAACACATAGTAGTGTGTGAGTATGCCCTTAGCAAACGACCAATCTGGTGGCGCAGTTTCACGTATGTTGATTCTTGGCAAAAATGCCTGTAACCTACAAATGATATATTCTTTGTCAATAAAGTCATATGCAATCATACCGTTGACATTTACATATACTTCTAGGTTGTCTAGTTTGGCTTCGTAGATAAAACGAAGTGCTTCCCATATGCTGCCTTCACC